CTTGCATTAAATGTGTATATTTTAACTTCGTTATCAAATTTATGAATCTGTATTCGTAGGCCGTCGTATTTTTCTTGGACAACATATTCTGTTGTAAGCCCTTTAATTTCTTTCATATCGTCTATTTCAAATATTCGATACATTGGCTTATTGGGTTCTATAAATTTTTCAGGCCTATCCTGTTTAACTAAAACAGCGGGTGAAGATTTATTATTAAAATAGTCGTATATATTACCTGCCTTCTCATTGTTAACCGAAAAAGAATCATCTGAGAATAATACGCTATCATCTATATTAGGAAACTGTTCCTTGAGTTTAGGGTCTTTTAATAATTCTCTAAGTTCGACCACTAATTTTTGCCAATCCTTTTCATACGCTTTAGGGTTTTCTCTCGCACTTAAAAATGTAGCACGAACCATATTTCTCAATGAAGAAACATTTTTTACTACACTATCAAATTGAGTAAATACCATTACCCTCACACCATTTCATCGCTTGGAGTTAATGCAGCATCTTCATTAATTGTTAATGTATGGCGAAGACGCTTAAGTTTTCCAAGTGCTGTTTCCAATGCGGCTTCGTATTTCTTCTTCATCCGGTTCTGCCTTGTAGGTCATATTTTCCGGCATTAATTTACTTTGATAATTTCTCTTAACCATTGTTTGTTCCTTTGTAATTGGTTTAGCCGCCAAGCGTTCAACATTAACTTGCTTTCCAGCCTTTTCATCCTTTTGTGCATCTGCTGGTTCATAACCTAATGCGTTTGTAAGTAATACCGTAAGTTCGGTCAATTGTGTTAAAACTTCTGCACTTCTAATATCTGCATCGTCGGCTATCATATCTTCTTTTTTACTCATATTGTTCCCTCCAAATTTTTCACAAGTGAATCTAAATCACTCCAATCCATCTTTGAAATTACATCACCGTTTGGCATACCCGCTTGGGTTTTTGCACTCGGTCTTGGGCTTCGGACAAATCCAGCCTTCATAATTGCTGTGTCCGAATCTGCTAATTTTCTTTCTAAATCCTTAACCTTGTCGGATAGGGCCTTCAATATCTCTAAAATTTCAACTGTTGTTTCTTCTTCCATTTTTATTCCTCCTCATCATATACCATGTCGTATAGTTTTTTGTATAGATTTTCATATTTCTTTCTTAGAGATGCGGCTGTCTTTACCATTTGTAGATTTTTAACTCCCAACTTCTCTAATAGTTCGGCCTCTTCATCCTCCGCTAAACCGTCAATTATATTTATAACTTTGCCCAAACGGAGGTAATCCTCACCGAAGTATTCTGTTGGATGGGCGTTTTGAAGCATGGTTTTAACCTTGCGTCTTTCTTTAGCAGAAAGGTCCGATAGGTCTGCCTTTTTTACTCTTCCATCCCGACCTACATTTGAATAGAAGCCGAAAAAGGGTTCATTATTGCCTTTAATATTATTTAAAATCTTATTCTTCACTTCATCCCTACCCATGTCTTCTATCGAAAACTTTCTTTTTCTCGCTGTGTAAGGTTCATATGTAATTTTACCTTCATTCTTCATAGCAATTTCAGTTAATCTTTCAGCCCATTCTTGAAGATTTGCCTCCCTTTCTTCGGGTGACATTTCTTCGGCTTCGGCCCTTGTCTGTTCAAGTTTCTTTTTATTTTCTTCAATGGTCTTAGCAGAAGGGGGGAT